TTCAAAGAGTTAAACATTAATGTTAAAATAACTGCGATAAGTGAGTTACAAAAAATTATAACTGAGTCTAATGAAAAGTTGGGGGAAAATCCAACGTTAGGTGTTAGAGGAGCGACTCCCATTCCTAACCCGATAAAATATGATACAATCAAGTATGATATTAAAGATGTAGAATCTATAGATTGGGTTGAGACAACACGAATTCAAACGGGAATAGTTAATCCCACTTTGGAAGAAATAGATAAAGTAAGATCTAGACTTAATTATCTTTTTGTCCCAACTACATATGAAGCTACAAATGTTGCAGGTGCGGTAAGTGCTTTATTGAGTTCAGTTGATAAAAGTTTTATTTTTGAAGGAGAGGGAAGATTTGACAAACAAATTTCTTTACTCGAAACACAGGCGAACAAAAAACTTTCGGATTATGAAAGTCAAATTACTGCATCTTTATTACGAAAGATTGAAGACACGGCAACAGGAATCGGATTTAAACCAACTGTAAGAAATATGATTGCCGTAATAATGGCATCCGCTGAAGGGTTCATACGTCTTATGGATGATGTACATACAACTGCTTGGGATGTAAAATATGACCCTGTTAGAAAAAGTGCAATATTGGACAACACGACTTCAGCACCAAATACTGAAAATGTGGACAATGTAGTAAGGAACAAATTTTCTTTATTTGGGGACAATGAATTAGATGTAAATGCTGAAAATTCTCAAATTCCTGTATATCCTTGGCCTCAGTTTTTTGTTGAAACACCTGAAGATAAAAAGGGAAGATTTCAATTGAAATATATTGGTGACCCTTCAGTAGTAGATTTAACCCAAGGTTATTTGTTTGACAAATGGCCTGAAGTTGAATTTGTTGAAGAATATTTGAGGGGTTTGACACAGAAGTTTCAAAACCCTACTGCTCCTCCACCTTTAGATAATGAAAGGGATACAAATGTTATTAATATAAATGCAATTGAATTTCCATCTTTAGGTCTTGCGTACTCAAATAAAGAAGAGATAAAATTTTTCTATGAGATATGGGAAAGACAATTTCTAACATCACATTATTCAGGACTTGCTAGAGCAAATAACAATCAGATTGATGAGTTGATTAAATTGAATATCGAAACTGAAGTAAATAACATCAAAAACAAATTAGGAATAAGCTCTCCATATTTGTCTTTGAAACTAAAAAACTTCAATTTAAATTCTACAAATTATCCTGATTTTTTGAGAAATATTTCCAATACAGGTACTGGTCGAGCATACCAAGATTACATAAGAGATTTTTTTGTTACTCCATATATAAAAGGAATAACCGAAAATTCTTTTGCAATACTGAACACTTTAGATATAGGTAAAATACCTCAAACTTCAACCAAATCCGAAGCATTAAGAAAATTAATTTTAAATGCGTCAAATACACCTTTGATAGTTGATACACTACCTTACACGGATCAGAATTGGTGTTTGAATAATTTGAATCAAAGTAATACTGCGGTCGCGAATCAAGTGTATGAAACCCAAAAATCATTGACAATTTTCGAACCAAGAAAAATAATAGCAAACTTCAATGATGTGTATAACTACACTTTCAACAGACCAGTAACGAATTTCTCATATCTATTAAATCAAAATCCTACAATAGTTGGAATTTTCAGTGGTTTGAATTTATTTTATCAAACACGGACACCAAAAAATTTTATTGCAACGGAGGGGTATGTTGACAATGTTACACCTACAGGGGAGTTTAGTCCAAGGAGTACTACATCAATGCTTAACACCCCTTACTTTATCAATGCGATACAGAATGGTGTTTATAATTCAAGGCTTTCAGGAAATACATATCCTTATGTCCAAGCGGCATACTTGTTCCTTAATTCTTTACCTTTAGCCACACTAAGAGAAAAATACAAATCGTATTCCAATAATGTAACAACTGATTTGGACTATATCTCATCAGCATTGAAAAAGTTCGGAGCAATTCACAAACTTCCATATGCTTGGATTTTGAAATATGGTTCAATATGGCATAGATATAAAAAATATACGGAAAGTAATGTTGATATTATTGAACCAGCTTGGAAAAATTTTGATTACAGTTCTAACTATTATCCTCCAACTAGCTCAAATACTCACACGTATACTTTCAAGTATTCAAATCAAAGTCAGAGTGTTACTTTACAGAAAGAAGATGACCTGAAAATTGATATACAAGTTGGATTTTATCCCAAAGTAATAAATGATTTTAATTATTTCTACAATGGTTACGATTTGTATGTTGATTATACCAATCAAGAGATTCAAGATAGTTTCAATGGAGGACTGAAAATTTATAACTTTGCGACATCGAACATTGTTAACGCTAAACAACAGGATAAAAATTTAAGATTAAAAACATGGTCTTTATTATTACCTAACATTACACCAACAGCACCTATTGATTGTGACCCGAGCGATAATACTGTTGGAGCAGATTATTATGTTTTACCTTCGTTTGGGACAACTTTCAACCAAGCTAGTGGATCTTGTATTTCCAACCAAACAACCATTCCAACCACAAGTGTCGATTTTACGAATAACCCAAGTGTTTACAATGGTTCGGTTAGATGTTTATGGTCAGCACCAAACTATGGTTATTTTGACTCTAACCAAATTGCGTTTCCACAACCAGATTCCTACTTGAACTTTATCACTACAGGTAATGAACAAACTCCACTTCATTTTCTTTCAGAAGATAGATATACCAAAATAGAAGAAGTATTTTCTGTCTTTGAAAAGAAAATTTTGGATTCTTTTGAATTGGAGTTTTTGAATTTTTGTAAATCAATTGGAAATGCTTTTACTGGCATAAATGCGACAACAACACCTGGTCAATCTCCTGTTGATATAAATGCAAATTTCAAAAATTTTCAATCTCTTTTTAGAGGTTTAATGACCGTCCCAATTAAAAAACAAGGGGAGTCGGATGAAATATATTTCTTTAATACGATTGGTAATCAATATTCACTTTTCCAAAGCGGAATTCAAGCCTTTATGGAATATGATGTTATTTTCAAGTTTGGTAATCCATCTAACTATTTGAGAAGAATTTTTGATTCTTACCTATCCCACAACAATAGTCTTCAGGTCGTTGACCCAATACCGTTTGAACCTTATGTTAATGGGTCTTTACCAAGCTTAGGGGGGAACGTAACACTTTCTGAGTCTCAAGCCGCAAATCCAAGTGCTTGGTTTGCTCTCGAGACTGAAGTCGGTTTTTCTACAATACAGAATGTAAGGTATAGCCAATTTGGGTCATATATTACGGATTTCTTCATAGACAATAACATTGCTTTTACAAGTCAAAATGTTACATTACTCGCACCAATTATAAAAATGTATGCGACCCAAAAGTTGAACAATCCGAATTTATCACAATCACGATTCCAAAACCAACTCGAAAATTATTTACGAATTGAAACGGATTTACAAAACAACTTTTTGAATGGAGTCTTAACTGGATTGAGACAACCACCACCAATAGGATTACCTGACCAACAACAATTACCTGAAAGAGTAATCAGTAGTATTACAACTGGTGAACAAGGTAAAGCTGAAATTTATGAGGTATTCAAAGCATTGAATGACAAATGGATTGCAGGTGGAGATTACAAAACGAAAACTTTATTTGAGGATTTCTTATTTTTGGATAGAGCTTCCAGAAATATAGGTGATACCATTCTTATCGACATTTTTGACTTGAAAAATATGTTTAACAAAAAGTCGTTGAACCAAGCAATGAGTGTATTCACATTTATTAGTGGAATATTAATTGAAAATAATTTCACAGTGATGCCACTTCCATCTTATGTTAATTTTTATAATGTTCAAGATGTTGATGGAACCACTACTCCAAAAAGGGAGGGGTCATTAGAATTTGCGAATAATTTATGGGGGACATTTTTGGACGTTGATTATAGAAATTCATCTCCGAAATTAGTTTGTTTTTATGTTGGGAAACCATCTCAATATTTAGATTTACCTAAAGGAAACTTTAAGTTCAGAGATGATGGATTTGATTTGAGGAGAGCATCTGAAAGTCCTCTTATTGAAGACCAACAAGGAAAAACCGATTGGGCTTTATCAAACAAATGTGTAGGATTTAATGTCGATATTGGATTGAGAAACCAAAATATATTCTATTCTTTTTCAGTTTCTCAAGATAATGGAGTTGCAACTTCTGAAGTAATTAATACATACCTCAACATGGTTGACCAAAGTTCGGGACGTGCAATTGCGACACAAAATGTGAGTTTATATAATCTTTATAAACAAAGGTCTTATAAAGCCTCTGTGGTTTGTTTGGGTAATGCTCTTCTACAACCAACTATGTATTTCAATTTAAGACACGTTCCAATGTTCAATGGACCATATATGATTACTGATGTGAGTCATTCGATTCAACCAGGAACTTTCCAAACAACATTTGAAGGAGTTAGACAAGGAATTTATGATTTACCAGCAATTGATAGTTTCTTACAAAGTATTAACCAAAATCTAATTTCTCAGTTAGAAGAATTGTTATTGATTAATAAAGACCAAGCTCCAATCGCAGCAACTACTGATAATATAAAATCAACTGAAGTAGTCCAAGAAGCAGATAATACTTTGGATACAACAAATTCATGTACCTTGAAAATCACTGATGAAGTTTATCTCAATGGAGGATATGTTCCGGTTACTTCAGAAATGAGTGGATATACTCCAGCGGATTTTGCACAAGCCTTACAGAGAATTATTCCTAATGATGTTGATTTACAAGTAATAATTTATTGTATTTCTTATATCAAAACTTTCCAAGAAAATTCAAGTACCAAACAGGGTAATTTCTACGCAGTTAAGAATAACTTAGCTAATATATCTCTAAGTACTAATTGGGGGGAATCAGTAAGTCAATTCTCAAGAGATAGAAATTACACTTGTGTAAATATTACAACCAACCCTTCAAAATCTTCGTCTGAGCCTATTGCTCACTTCGAATCTTTGGATTCTTACATAAATTTCATGGCAGGAAGATTAAGGGAAAATAAAGAAAGGATTATAAGACTTGGCTTGGCAAAATATTATGTTTGTTTTTGGCCAAAGGATAATATCTCTGAAGAGTACTACAATTCTAATTTTTTAGAATTTCAAAGAACTCGGGATACGTTCACCAAATCCTTAGCATCTGCGGTTCAAGTCGGATTGATTTCAAAAAATAATTCTATTAGGTTAGATAAAACAAATAAAGAATCTGATAAATTAGAGGAGATTGAATCATCTTCAGTGCCATCTACACCAACTCCGATTCCACCGAATGATGGGCAGACTTGTCCACCACCTGTTGTATCCACGTTCTCGCCTTCAGCAGGATTTACGGGTACTATAGTTCAAGTTAATGGACAAAATTTTGAGTCTGTGGAATCAATCACAGTAATTGATAAAGTAATTGATATTTCTCAAATTAGAGTTTTTAATCCACAAACTTTACAATTCTCTTTACCTGAAATAATAATTCCAGATGGACAAAGTGTTGCCACAGGAAGAATTACCGTTAAAACAGCGAATGGAAGTGATGACAGTGAAGTCAATTTCACATTTAACCCAACGTTAGAAAATGTAAATTTATCATCCCCAGGCGGATACGGAAATACAAATACCCAACAACAAATTACAGTTAATCAACAAGATTTAGCTGGTTCAGATTTGAATCCACAAGACACTGGTTTCATTCCACTTACAGTTTTCCAAATCCAAAGAGATGCGTTAGGAAATACTTTGAATTTAAGCGTTGTAGTAAATCCTAAAGTTGAAGGATGGAAAATAAGTGAAACTAACAATTATAGTTACATAATTCAAAAATTAACTGTTGGACCAAACAATGTTCCAAAAAAAGAAGAAATAAAGTCAGAAAAAAATTTAAAACTTGAAAACTTTGTTTCAGATGACCAACAGGTCTTCTCTATTGATAAAGACCAAATGACCACCTTATTAAATCTTAACCAGTTCAGTTCTGAAAACATAAGAGCGGTTGTCAATATAACTGTGTTGGCAATACCTGACGATAGAACAAAAAATCCAAAAGATTTTCCGTCGAATTATATTTTTGAATTGAATGTACCACAAAAATCTCCATCAGGTACTGGACAAATTATCTTAGTTTCCAATACCAATTCGGGAGAACTACCAGCCTATGATGGTAATAGTTATTACAACATCATAAAGCCAAATGGAGGATATTATACATTCCAATTGACTCCTATTACAAACTTGACTGCAACACAGATTAGGATTGTTAAATTACCAACTCTAAGTCAAGTGAATGTTAGTATCGAAAATACTCCTGATACAAAATATACAAATGTGGTTACAGTTAGGGAGTTGGGAGAGTTTCAAATGATTTTGACTTATACGGACGATAATTTACCAAATTCGTCTTTCACTGTAACCTCACAAAAATTTACTTTATAACATAACAACATATTTATATAAAAAGATTCTTATGAACATTAAATCAGCATTAGACAATTATCTTGGTAAATCTGTTAGATTTTCACAAGAAGACAATGGAGATGGAACAAAACAAGTTTGTGACTTGGATACTGGAGATTGTTACACAGTGAGAGAAAGAGACGGTCTTATCGAAAGAGCTGGACACCAAACTACTGCAAACCGAAGAGTTAGAGTAGAAACCGCTAACGGAATAAAAACTTTATTAAATGGATAAAAAATGAGTTTAGATAAAAAAATTCTCAGTGAAATCGAGAGACATAGAAAAATCAATCGATATATTTTAGAACAAGCGGGAGCAGAAGAAGATGCCTTGGCAGCTTTAACACCTGAACCAGCGGCGGAACCCGCACCAGCACCTTCTGAAGCAACACCACCTGCGGCACCAGAAACAACTGCACCACAACCAATAGATGTTGAATCAGATCCTGATGTTGAGAAAATTGATGACGAAGGTGAATCACAAGAAGAAGGAGGTTCTGAAGAATTAGATATTACTGAATTAGTAGATTCACAAAAAAATATCGAAACCAAACAAGAAGAGTACTTCAACAATTTATTCAACCAACTTAATGATTTACAATCTAAGTTAGGTGAGATGGATAACATCATGAACAAACTTAACTCTCTTGAGAATAAGATTGAAAAATATAGAGAAAAAACTCCACAAGAAAAGTTAGAGTTGAGAACCTATGACTCTTATCCATTCAGTCAAAAACTTTCACAATTTTTTGATGATAAGTCAGAAGAAATGGAAAAGACGGGAAAAAATGATTATGTTTTAACCTCAGACGAAGTTACTGATATTAATGTAAATGACATTAAAAATTCCTTCCAACCTGGTGGAGGTTTAGACCAAGAAGTCTATAAAACATCGTTCAGGTAATATCGAACAAACTACATAAAAGGTACCTCATGGTACCTTTTTTTATTTGACATAGTCACAGTTTTACTTATATTTGTATAAACAATTTATTAATTTAATCTATAAAAAACTATGAGTTCATTAGACGCCGTATTGGCACAGTACGAAAAATCACAACAAGGGGGCGGGGCCCAATCAAAAATGTCGCAAGACGAAAGAATGAAAAAGTATTTCGCTTTAATCTTAGGAGACAAAGAGAAATCAGGACAGAGAAGAGTGAGAATTCTTCCAACTTCAGATGGTTCATCACCATTCAAAGAAGCATGGTACCACGAAATTCAAGTGGGTGGACAGTGGCAGAAATTCTACGATCCAGGAAAAAATGACAACGAACGTTCACCTTTGAATGAGGTTTACGAAGAATTGATGTCTACAGGTAAAGAGTCTGACAAATTATTGGCGGCTCAGTATCGTTCACGAAAATTCTATATTGTGAAAGTAATTGATAGAGACCACGAAGAAGATGGTGTAAAGTTTTGGAGATTTAAACACAACTTCAAGAATGATGGTATCCTCGACAAAATTATTCCTATTTGGAGAAACAAAGGAGACATTACTGACCCTGAAAAAGGACGTGACTTAGTCATTGAACTTGCTAAAGCAAAAACCCCAAAGGGTAAAGAGTATACTACAGTTTCAACTATTATGTATGACGACCCAGCTCCAGTACATAGTGATAAACAACAAGCAAAGGCTTGGATGGAAGATGAGTTGACATGGTTGGATGTTTATTCCAAAAAACCTGTTGATTACCTTGAGGCAATCGCAAGAGGTGAAACACCAAAGTGGGATTCAGATAAAGGTGGATACGTTTACGGAGACAGTTCAGTTGAAACTGAATCATTCGGTGGAGGTTCCAAAAAATCTACATACGTAGACCCACAGTCTAACGACGAACCTGACGGAGACCTTCCGTTCTAATTAAATAAAATAACTCGGATACTATTTTAGTGTCCGAGTTTCATTTCCCTATCCTTATGGCAATTAAGAAAAACGATTTTGAAAGCCTGAAGAAAAAATTTTCTACTTCAGCAAAATATAAACCTCAAAGATTTTTTGATTTGGGTGAAGACTTCTTGGATGCTGTTGGACTTCCTGGTCCAGCCATTGGACATCTTAACATGTTCTTGGGTCACTCCGATACTGGTAAGACTACTGCTTTGGTAAAGGCTGCGGTTGATGCTCAGAAGAAAGGTATTCTTCCTGTGTTCATTATTACTGAACAAAAGTGGAGTTTCGAACACGCCAAATTGATGGGATTCCAATGTGAAGAAATTGTTGACGAAGAAACAGGAGAATTAGATTGGGATGGATTTTACATATTCAATAATAACTTTAGTTACATTGAGCAAATTACTGACTACATCAATAGTTTATTGGATGCTCAAGAAAAAGGTGAGTTGGATTATAGTTTGTTGTTCCTATGGGATTCAGTTGGTTCAGTTCCTTGTAAGATGACTTATGAAGGAAAAGGTGGAAAGCAACACAATGCATCTACTTTGGCGGATAAAATTGGAATGGGCATTAACCAACGTATTTCAGGGTCTCGTAAATCTGACTCAAAATATGAAAACACTTTGGTTATTGTTAATCAACCTTGGGTTGAACTTCCAGATAATCCTTTTGGTCAACCTAAAATTAAAGCTAAGGGTGGTGAGGCGATTTGGTTGAACTCATCTTTGGTATTTCTATTTGGAAACCAAAAGGGAGCGGGAACAACTAAGATTACCGCGACCAAAGACAAAAGGACAATTAAGTTTGCGTCAAGGACAAAAGTTTCTGTAATGAAAAACCACATCAACGGATTGGGTTATGATGACGGAAAAATTATTGTTACTCCACATGGATTCATTGGAGGTAAAGAGGCATCTGAAGAAAAAGTTTCGTTGGAGAAATACAAAAAAGAGTATGCTGACTATTGGAAAGATATTATCGGAACTGATGGTGATTTTACTCTGAAAGAAGAAAAAGAAGACTAGTTTATTATTTCACACTTAAATCACGAATTGTGATTAAAACGTTATTAGTGGACGGAGACAATCTGTTCAAGATAGGATTTCATGGAGTAAAGGAGTTGTATAATGGTGGAGACCACTTAGGTGGAATCTACCATTTTATAAACATCTTGAGAAAATTTTTAGAAGAACACAATCACGATAAGGTTGTGGTATTTTGGGATGGAAACTCTAACTCATCTATTCGTAAATCTATCTATCCCCAATACAAAGCGAATCGTCGTCAAGATATGAATGAGTTTAAGTACGAATCATATCTTCAACAGAAGTCTCGGGTCAAACAATACCTTGAGGAGATATTCGTGCGTCAAGTTGAAATGATTAACAACGAAGCGGATGACCTTATTGCGTATTATACCAAATTGTCTGTCGATGAAGAAATCATAATTTTTTCTGCAGACAAAGACTTAACTCAACTTATATCAGAACGGGTAACCATCTATTCTCCGACCTCTAAACAATATTATAGGTATGGAGACATGATTACTATCAATAAGGTCAACATACCCCACCAAAACGTCTTATTAACCAAAATTCTAACGGGGGACAAGTCTGATAACATAGATGGTATAGAAATGTTGGGAGAAAAGACTTTGGTCAAATTGTTTCCTGAATTGTTGGAGAAATCATTGACTATCGAAGAAATCTTGGATAAGGCACGAAATATTGAGCAAAAGAAAAAACCAAAGGCGTTAGAGAACATTTTGATTGGTAAAACTAAAAGCGGTACATTTGGTCAAGACTTCTTTGAAATAAACAAAAAAATTGTTGATTTACATAATCCTTTGATTACTGAAGAAGGAAAAGAATTAGTAGAACAAATTCATACAGACACAATAGACCCCACAGACCGTGGATACAAAAACTTGATGAGAATGATGATGGAGGACGGACTCTTCAAGTACCTACCCAAGAACGATGAGGCTTGGGTAAATTTCCTCAAACCATTTATGAAACTTACACGAAAAGAAAAAAGAAACACAAACAAAAATTAAAAACTTTATGAAAGAGCAAGACAGTACCAAAATGGAATTTCTTCTAACCCTTAACGACAATATTGTTGTTCAAAGGTATTTCAATGTT